GTCGTCCACCGCGTCGTCCACCGCGCCGTGCACCGCGTCGCCCACCGCGCCGCCCACCGCGCCGTGCACCGCGTCGCTCACCGCGTCACGCACCGCGCCGCGCACCGCGCCGCCCACCGCGTCGTCCACCGCGCCGCGCACCGCGTCGCGCACCGCGTCGTGCACCGGGCCGTACACCGCGCCGCCCACCGCGTCGTGCACCGCGTCGTCCACCGCGGCGTCCACCGCGCCGCCCACCGCGCCGCGCACCGCGCCGCCGCCGATGATTTGGTCGGCTAGGCTGCCAGCGATCATAACCACACGCGGGCTGGCACAGCGCACAATCACCTTCGGGGGCTCTAGGCCCGCCAAGCGATAGCAGTCCCGCGCGCCCGCCTCAAACTCCTCCCAGTCGGCACGTTCCGTAGACAGCCCCTTGGCAATCCACTCGTCGGCCCAGGACTCCATGCGAGCCTCTTGAGCGGGGGTTAGTTTTTCAACTCGTTTTGTCTTGTTTGTCATTGGCTTTCTTCTCCTTGCGTAGGGTCCGCACCAGTTCGCGGCGCCCGCTTATCTTTCCAAGTGCGAACGCCCGGCCCAACCAATCCTCGAGCCAGTCCCGCGTTGCGTGCAGTCCGTCCAGCCGGCGCAGCCTCGACTCCGCTGCCGCGCCCTCGCTCGGGGAGCTGCTCACTTCGCCAACCCCTCAATCCGCCGCGCCACCTGCTCGAGTAACTCCACCAGCCGCTCGCTGCAGTCCACCTCGGGCACAACCAGGTCGCGCACGGCCCCGGCCAGCGTCCGGATCTTCTCGTGCTGCGGGCGAAGGGCCTCCAGCCGCGCCTCCTCCTCGAGCGCCGCCTCGGCCTCGATCTGCTGCAACACGCGCCGCTCCTCCTCCTCCTGCTTGGCTTTGCGCTTGGCTTCGGCCGCGGCCTCCAGGCGCGCCTTCTCCAACTCGACCACGTGCTCCTGCTGCTTGAGCTCGGCCCGCCGCTTCTCCAGCCGATCGCGCTCGGCCTGCTGCTCGGCCCGCTGCGCCTCCAGCTGGGCAACCTCCTTGGCGCGGCGCTCCTTCGCCAGCGCTTCCGCCTTGGCCTGTTCTACGCGGGCCCGCTCGAGTTCGCGCTCCAGCTCCTCGCGCTCCTGGAGGTCCCTGGCGGCCTTCGCCTTGCGGGCCTGCTCCTCCTCGGCCTTCTCGGCCTTGCGGACGCCGTAAGCGTGCTGGGCCAGGGCCAGCTTCTCGCAGAACTGGACATCGTCCCACGACAGGATCTCGATGGCCTTGTGGGGCGACCCCAGCTCCCCCATCTCATCCACGCGCTTCTGCAGGCGCAGGCGCTCGGCGCGGGCCGCCTCGTCGCGGACGGCCCGCCGCTTCTCGGCCACACCATCCTCGATGCGCGAGAGCCGCCCCTCGATCGGCAGCAGCTTCGCGGTGATCTCCTTCGCGCGAGACTCCACTCGGCGGTTGTACTCCAGCGCGCCAGCCTTTAGCTCCTTGCGGACCTTGTCCACGCCCACGCGCAGCCCGCGCATGTCCATCCTGGCGGCGTGCACCAGGGCGAGGCCCTCGTCGTCGTCGATGCCGGCGACCTCGAGCAGGCCGTACCGCTCCCCGATCTCGGCGATGGCGGCGTCCGTGGGCGAGAAGGTGGCGAGGGCCTGGGTGACCATGGCTTCAAGGTCGATGGCCTGGGGCTGGGTGGTGGGTTCGGTGTTTGTCATCTGCTCTTCACGGTGATGGGGCCCGTCCTGCCTGCGGTGTCCTCGCGGAGCATGCACAGGATGAAGGCGCCCGGTTTGCTGGCCTGGGGGGAAGCCAGCACGACCTGGGTGAGTCGCTGCCGGCATGTGTTCTCGTCGAAGCCTCCGAGCCAGTTGCCCCGGATCAGGAGGCCCATCGCTTCGTCAATGACGTTGTGGGCGAGCCCCGCGGGCACCAGGGTCTCGTAGATCAGGCGGCTCACGGCCTCGGGTACCCAATCTGCTAGGCCGCCGTAGGGCTTGGCCGATCGGGGGTTATCCACAGGTTCTCCACGTCGGGGTGTCCCCATATCGGGATCTCCCTCGCGCGGGATCAGATCTGATTCTTGATCCTGCTCCTGATCCTGAACCTGAACCTGAACCTGAACCTGCATCGGTTTGCTAGGCGTTCCGCTAGGCATCCAGTCGGGCGCGGTCTCCGGCAAACCTACGCGGTGGTCCTGCGACTCTGGCCCCTTGGCTGCGTTGCAGCTGCGACAGAGCGGCTGGAGGTTCTGGACCGAGTCTGACCCGCCCTGGTAGAGCGGGATAATGTGGTCGCGGACGAGCTCGACGCCGGTAGATCCGCAGCGCAGGCAACGCCCGTAGGCCGCCCTCATGGCCTTCCACTCTGCCGCGGTGTGCGTTCCGATCGCCCGCGCAGCCTTCAAGCGCTCCGCTCGGGTCCGCTGCCCGCGCTCGGCGCTCCCACCCCACTTCGCCTCCCCCCCCCGGCGCCCCGCGGAAACCCTCTGTTCGTGGATGGCGAGCTGCCCGGAACGCACTTCCTCGAGCCGGGCGTTGCGCAGGTGGCCGTCCTCGCCGCGCTGGAACTTGGCCCGCAGCCAGCCGTCCCAGAGCGCCAGGAACTCGTCCAGCGTGGCCCCAACGATGCGCGCCAGGGCCGCGGGGTCCTCGGGCAGCGGGTTGTCCCACGAGTACGCCAGGAGGTCGATGTAGGCGCCCTTGGCGGCCAGGGGCATCGCGCGCGCGCCCACCAGCCAGTCCTGGGGGTAGAACTTCATCCAACGGCTGATTCCGCCTCCGGGGCTCATCCGCGCAGGATCAGCTCGAGGTCGCGGGCCGAGCCCTTGGTGCCCTTGGTGCCCTTGCTGAGCGCCAGGAGCATCCCCAAGAGCCGCGCGGGGGTCGCCGGCACTCGGCCGCGAACCGTCCACTCGCGGATGGTCTGCTCGCTCACGCGCATCTCGACCGCCAGGCCAGGCTTCGACCCAGCCCACTCGATCGCCTGTGCCAGGAGTTCTCGGGCCGCGCGCTCTTTCTTGGTGGTCATGCCCCGCAATTTACCACTCTCCTGTGCTGGATTCCACCCTGGAGATTAGGCAAACTGGAGGCATGAGCGACCCCAGCACCGAGGAGCGCCCCGCGACGCTCCCCCTCGAACCAGGGAGGTACGAGGACATTCCCATCGAGGAGTACCACGCGCACCCCTCGCTCAACTCCTCCAAGCTGGGCCTGCTGGGGCGCTCGCCCGCGCACTTGAAGGCTTCCGCTGACTGGCCAGAGGAGCCCACGCCCGCCATGGTGCTGGGCAACGCGATCCACACGACCGTCCTCGAGCCCGACGAGCTGGACCAGCGCTACTCGTCCGAGCAGCCCGAGAAGCCCGGCGGCAAGATGTTCGACCGGCGCACGAAGGCCGGCAAAGAGAACTACTCGCTCTGGCAAGACCAGGTGCTCGACCCCTGGCTGCTGGAGAACCGCGGCAAGGCCCAGATCCCGACCGCCGATTGGAACCGCCTGGGCGACATCCGCGCGGCCGTCATGCGAAGCCCCGCCGCCAAGCATGTGATCGGGCTGGGCCTGCACGAGTCGTCGTTCATCTGGGAGGATCCCGAGACGGGCATCCTGTGCCGCTGCCGGCCGGACACCTGCGGGGAGGGGCGCGGCCTGCTCGTCGATCTTAAGTCGACCATGGACGCGCGGCCCGATCCGTTCTCGCTCTCGATCTCGCGCTTCCGCTACTACGGCCAGGCGGCGTGGTACATCGACGGCGTCAACGCGGTGCTGGGCGTCGGCACGATCAAGTCCTTCGTCTTCGTGGCCGTCGAGAAGCTGCCGCCCTACGGTGTGGGGGTGTACGTCCTCGACCCTGCCGACGTTGAGCGCGGTCGCGCTGAAAACCGCCGCGCGCTGAACCGACTGGCTTGGTGCCGAGAGCGCGACGAATGGCCTGGCTATGGAGTCAAAATTACACCCATCGGGCTGCCTCGGTGGAAACGACAGTCTCTTGACGTAGGAGAGCCAGCCAGATGACAGACCATGCACTCACAACCGCCCCTGACGACGTCTTCGACCAGGCCGTCCAGGTCACCACCGACAGCGAACAGGGGGCCGCCCTCGCGGTACGCGCCCTGGTGGAGATCCAGTCGGCCATCACGATTGCGAAGCGTTTTCCGAGAGACGAGCTATCAGCCTTCGCCAAGCTGATGGAGACCTGCAAGCGGCCGACCTTCGCCAAGAAGGCTCGGTACAAGTTCCCGCGCGGCGGCAAGCCTGTAGTGGGCCCCTCGATCAACCTGGCCAACACGGCCGCCCAATGCTGGGGCAACATCCGCTCGGGCTTCACCATCGTCCCGACCGACGACGACGAGCTATGGATCCAGCTGGAGGCGTGGGCACACGACGCACAGACCAACGTCTGGAAGTACGTCTCGGACCGCTTCCCCAACAAGATCCAGCGCCGCGATGGCTGGGTGGTGCCTGACGAGCGCGACCGGCGCGAACTCGTGAACAGGCGCGCCTCCCTGGCCGTGCGGAACGCGATCCTGCAGGTGCTCCCGTTCGACCTGATCGAGGACGCCTGCGACCGCTGCGAGGAGACCAGCAGCGCGAAGGCCAGCGGCGACCTGAAAGCCAACCGCAAGGCCACGATCAAGAAGCTGCTCCTGGCCTTCGACGAGGAGTACGCCGTCTCCCAGGAGATGCTCGAGCGCAAGCTGGGGCATGGCGTGGCGGACATCGACGCCGGGGAGCTGACCGAACTGCGCGAGGTGTTCCTGTCGCTCAAGGACGGCAACAGCTCCAGGGCCGACCACTTCGTTGTGCCGAGCGCGGAGGCCGTGGCGGCCGACGAGCTGAACGATGAGGTGGAGGCTGCGGGGAAGGACGAGGCGGGGGAGCTCGGCGGCCATGCCCATTGACGGTCCCTGGTACGACGACCCAAGGCTCTGCCCCGACTGGGTCCTGGCCGAGAAGCTGCGCCTACAGGACGAGGCCGACGAGGAGATCGACTGGGACGCCCGCGCGAAAGACGCCCGACTTGAAGACAAACTAGAGGACGAGGGGGGGTAGAATCGGGGCGCGATTCCGTCTCCCTCTCTGCGGCCCCGCGTCATCCCTTGGGCGCGGGGCCGCTCCTATTTGGCGAGTAGCTCGTCGACCTTGGTTTCGATGCGCTCGAGCCGGCGGTCGATAGCGCCCTCGAACATCTCGAACTCGCGGCGCGGTACCGACGACTCGTGCGGGTACTCGGCGTGAACCGAGACCATTCCGTACATGGCCCCAGCGGTTACGATGAAGAGTGCCAGTGCGCCGGACGCAACTTTCCACACGAGTCCGTTGTTGTTTGTGGACATGCGTTTCCCCACTATGCGGCGCTAGAATCGAGGTGCGAGGTGCTAGGCGTAGGGTTCATCGGTATTATCGCTGGTAGGGGTCCCGGGCGGTCTCGACAATCTCGCGGTGGATTCGCAGGATCTCTCTATCGAGGTCATTGGCATCCACCACGACACGGTAGGAGGTTCGCAGTTCACTCCACAGCTTCGCCAACCGGCGCTTCTGCCGGTTCATCTTCTTGTAGCGCGACAGGTCGTAGCGGTGGCGGCTCTCGAAGGCCAGCGTCCGCCGGTCGTCGGGCCCGTGGATCTCCTCGAGCCGGTTGAGTCCGCGATTGGCCGCGTCGACATCCTCCCAGTCCTCGTAGAAGCGCTCGACCGCCTCGTTCCGGCCCCGAGCCTCGGAGTCCAGGAATCGGCGGATGATCGGCAGGTCTTCGCTGCGGAAGGGCTCACCCAGGTCGCCGGTCCAGGGGGCGATCACGCCCACCATCGGGTCAATGACGGTGCGCACCATGTCGCGGCCCGCGCCGGCCGTTAAGCCGAAGATTAGGTGGTCGATCTTGGCCGGCGGGTATCCGAGGGCGTGGCCCAGCATTCTGGAGAGGCGCGACGAGCGCTCGGCCCCCCGCATCCCGACGGGCAGATCCTTGTCGCGCGTGGGCACGACCTCGTTGTCCCAGTAGAAGTCGTAGCCCTGCGCGCCAGCCATGACCTCGATGACGGGCTGGACGCCCGCGATGGAGAACGTCGGGGTGAGTTCGTTCAAGATGGACCCGATCACGCCATCGAAGGATTCTGGGTCGCCGGTTCGCTCGCCCGTCTGCGGGTCGATGCCGAACAAGGACGCGAAGGATCGCTCGGCCAGAATTGACCAGGTGGCGAGCCCATAAGGCTTCGGCAGGCGCAGGTACGTCTTGGCTCCCGCGTCCGAACGCCCCGTCGGGAAGTACCAGTAGCGGTCGCGCTTCTTCTGGTCGATGTTCCAGTATTCGTCGTCGTCCCAGACCATCAGGAACATCAGCACCGACGGCAGGATCATGAAGCTAGAGATTCGCGCGAAGGCGCCCAGCAGGTGACCCGGGCCCTTCTTGGCGGCCCCGGCCAGGTGCTCCGCGATCCGAGCGGGCCCGAGCAGGGCCGCGTTGAAGAAGGGGATGTACTGGTTGACGACCTTGGCGTGCCGGCCGCCCTTGGTCCAATCGAGCGTGATGTTCGCGGATGCGTGTCCCGAGATGGCCAGCGCCTCGGCTTCGGACGAGAGGCCCTCGCTCTGCGCCTGGCGGTAGCGGACGATGAACTCGCCCAGGCGGGTCATGCGCTCGAGCCGGGTGTTCAGGCGGCCAGCCAGGGGCAGCAGGCTGGCCTCGAACGCGGCCTTGACGGGCTTGCCCTGCCCGATCGCCGTGGCGATGCGCCCGGATAGCGCGGCCTTGAAGACACGGCCGGCCTTGAGGTGGGCGCGCGACTCCGGGCGCAGCAAGCCGGACTCGTCGAAGGATACCGCTAGGTCGAGCTTGCGCTCCTTCTCGTTCCAGTAGGGGGCCCCGAAGAGGCCCTCCATGTCCGCGCCACTGGCCTGGTACAGCGCCGACCAGTCTCCCGCGACGAACGCCTCCCGGATTCCCAGCAGGCGGCTGCTGATCTGGCTCGGGTTCTTGAGCATCGTCGTTGTCAGCGTGAGCGCCTGCCACACGTCGCGCACGACGTTCATGAGCCCGAAGCTGATGTTGTTCTGCGTGGCCCCCGCGCGCAGCAGCGCCGCCGGCATCGTGGCGATGCGGGCGAACCCCTCGGCCTGGGCGGGCGAGTAGAAGCCGCGCAGGGTCTCCCAGAGCAGCAGGTCCCCGCCCTCTCCGTTCACCTGGTAGAACTGCGGTTTACCCTTCACAAGGATGCGCACGACGCCGCGCGCCTCATCCACGTCGTTGCTCGGCTTCCAGAACGTCGCATCCTCGAAGTTCTCGATCATCTCGATCAGGGTGGTCAGTTCGCCCTCGTCCATGCCGGCGAGCTCCCCTGGGACGCTCAGCTTGCCGCCGGACTCCGTGATGCCGAGTTGCCTCATGACTTCGGCTGAGAGCTGGTCACCCTTGGCCTTGAAGCCCTCGATCGGCCGCTCGATGCGCTGGAACCACCGAGCGCTACGGTCGTTCAGGTCGGGGTTGTCGGCGAGGGTCAGCAGGGCGCGCGATGCCGCGTTGTGGTGCGCGCGACCGATGATGCCCTCGAGCTGCGCCATGAACGCGGGCAGCGGTGGGAGCAGCGGCTCGCCCTGGCTGTTCTTGAACCAGGAGACGCCTGTGCCTAGATTGACGAACGAGCCCGTCCGGCCGCCGGCCTTGCGCAGCGCGTCGTCGGTGGCCGCGTACCTGAACGGGATGTACTCGCGGTTCTTGGCGACGATCAGCTTCGCGGCTTCTGGCGTTTGGAGTTGGTGGTGAACCGAATACTCGGTCATCAGCCACTTGTTGAACTCCTGGAAGCCCGCGTGCACGGTCGAGAACTCGGGGTGCAGCGCCTCCATCTCGGCGATGAAGTCCTCGAGCTTCTTGCCGGCGGTTACTTCGGCGCGAGGGTCCGAGGGGAGCACCTCGAAGCCCTGGTCGCGCTTCTCGAGCACACGCCGCGCGATGGCGTAGTCCTCCCAGAGCTCGAGCGTGTCCTTGACCGGCTCGAAAATCTCGTGGAGGGACTTGCCCGTACGCGCCTTGGTTGGGTCGGCGGGGTCCCAGGTTCCGCGCTCCACGGCCAGCTTGAGGTCGCCCGAGGTGTGCCCCTCGACGCGCCGCATCATCCAGTAGGGGTTCTCGTGAAAAGGGATCTTGTCCATGACCCCCATGTCCTCGAGCGCGGTGCGGACGCGGACGCGACGGTCGAACCAGTCCATCGTCCAGCGGTCCCGCCGCGTGCGGCCCTTCGACCGGGAGGGTTTTCCACGCTGAACGAACCCCCCGACGGGGTTCTTATCGGACCCCACCAGCCACGCGCGGAAACGTTGCCGGGCCTCCTGCAGGACGATCCATGTCTCGGGGTGCTTGCCCTGGAGCGTTCCGGCCACGTCCTGGTACAGCGCCGGGGCGCGGGCCTCCAGGTGCGCGGGGTCGGTGACGAGGAAGCGGACCACCTCGGCCCAGCCCTCGGCGGCATACCCGGCCGCGGGCTTCCGGTCGCCGTACAGGTCGCGCCCAAGCTGGATCAGGCCGGGACGCCACTGTTTTGGGAAGTCCTTGCCGCTGAGCTGGAACGGCAGGGCCGGGACGGTCATCTTACCCGTCTCAGGGTCCTTGCGCTTGCCCCGCCGCGGGAACATGACCTTGTGCAGGTGGTGCCCGAGCTCGTGGAAGTAGGTCGAGATGAAACTGGCCTTGCGGAGGCGGATGGCCGACGTGTCGGTCTGGTAGAAGCCGGCCGCCCACTTGCGCAGCAGCTTGTCCTTGCCGACCCCGGGCTGGCCCAGGCCGAAGCGGCGCGCCAGGTCGATGATGATGGCGTACAGGTTGTCGCGGCCCCGCAGGTCGACCTCGCCGATTCCCTCGGCGGCGTCACGCGCGTCCTCCATGGTCCTGGCGATGGCGATGGGGTCGTCCCGGCCCAGGATCCCGAACTTGCGCAGGACGGCGTGGGTGCGCTCGACGCGGGAGTCTCCGGCGGGGAGCGCGCCCACGCCGGTCATGGTGCTCGGCTCCGTCTTGCCCCTGCCCCCCGGGGGCGGCTTGCCGGCAGTCTTGCCGGAAGCGCCTGGGGACCCGAGTGCCGTTCCGCCGCTTCGCCTGGCCCGAGCGGCGCGCCGGGCCGTCATAGCTTCCCGGCTGGGCCCCGGGCTGCCCATGGTCGCTGCGCCGCCGTCGGGCAGGTCTGTCTCCCATTGGCCAAACACGCCCCTGAGCGCCTCCCAGGGGTCCGTAGGCACCGAGCCCTCAAACAGCCCACCCTGCCCGCTGGAGGACTCCTGGGCGGCTTGAGCGGCCTCTGACGCCTTGGAGGCGAACTGCCGCGGCCCCAGGTCCCTCAGGGCGTTGGCCAGCATCACGGCCACGGGGTTCAGCTTCCAGGACTCGTCCTCGATCGTCTGCTGGCGCAGGGCCTCGCTCATGCGCTGCTTGGACTGGCGCAGGGAAGCCAGGGCGTCAGCGGTCTCCACCAGGTGCTCGGCGAAGGCGGGCCAGGCAGCCTTGAGCAGCACCAGCCCCGGCAGGGCCGCGATCAGCTTGTTGCGGTGCCCAGGCGCCAGGGACGCCAGGGCGCGCACATCGGTCACCACGGCCCCCAGGAGGGTCTCCTCGACCACGGCCCGGCCGGCCTTGGTGAGGGCCCCCTTGGGGTCGGTGAGCTCGAACAGGTCGGCCTCGACGAACGCGCCGGCCCGCACGAGAGCCTGCAGGAGCGACCGGGCCTTGATGGGGTTGCCCAGGGCCTTGCCCAGGGTGTCCTCGCCCAGGGTGTCCGCGATGGAGCTGGCCGCCGCGGGGTTGATCGAGCGCCCCCTCGAGACCGCGTCGGTCGTGGCCGTCTTGGGGGTCGTGAGGGCCTGATTGAGGACCCGGGACAGCTCGCCCGGGGCCCCCTCGTGCCCGGCGGCGACCTCGCGCACCAGCACCGGGTTGGTGAAGGCATCCAGGTCCGCGGGCGTAAACCCGTATCGCTTGGCCGCCTTTCGGAGCGCGGCCCGGTACTTCTCCGCGGCCTCCCCACCCACGCCGTAGACCAGCTGCATGGCCATCGTGCGCGCGTTGCCGCCCAGGACCACGCCCCAGCGGTTGACGATGGGGGGGCCATCCACGGCTGTCGGGGAGTCGGTGAGCAGGAGCCGGGGGTCCAGCTTGGCCGCGATGTCCTGGACGGTCTGCCGTGACGCGGCGCCCTCCGTGGGGTCCTCGTAGGGGCGCTCGTTCTCGTCCCCGCCCTCGTTCTTGCGGAACCCCCGCCTGGGGTCGTGCGAGGGGGTGAGCAGCTCGGCCTCGGCCAGGACGTAGGCCGCCGGGATCGACTTGCCGGTGGGCAGGACGACGGACGACTCCTCGCCGACGGCGCTCTCGTCCCCGTGCCGGAGCATCGCGTCGGTGGCGCCCTCGGGCGGCGCGGCGGGGTCGGGCTCCTCCTCCTCCGCCTCGGCGGAAGGAGGAACCCCCGTCTCCTCTGGGCCACGACTTTCGGCCTCGGCGGGAGGTTTGGTTGGCCCGGAGTCCGGGGGTTCCTGTTCTGCTGGGGCGACCCCCCCCTCCGCGCGCTCAGAGGGCTCGATTTGGGGTTGATCTTGTTCGGCTTCGGTAACGACCGCCTCGGGGCCCTCCTCGATGGGCACCTCTTCCGCTTCCTGTCCCCTTAATTCCTCGGAAGTTTCGGCCCCCTCGACGGGTTCGACCGTTTCTTCTTCCGGTTCGACCACCTCGGCGGATTCCTCCTCCGTGGGCACCAGGCCCTTGCCACGCAGGATCTCCTCAGCGTCCTCCGGCTCCAGCCCCTCGAGGGCCTCGATCTCCTCCTCGGTGATCGCCGTGTCCTGTTCGGCGTCCTGCTCGGCGTTGGCCTCCTCGAGCGACTTGGCGTTGCGCAGGGCCTCCATGTCGAACTCGACCCGCCGCTCGAGCTCCTCGCCCTCGAGGCCCATCTTCGCGTACTGCTCGGTGATCCCGGTGCGGATCTGGTCCTCACGGGCCCTCTGGCGGGTAGCCTCAACCCCATCCCCCCAGATGCCCTTGGCGGTGCCGACCCCGCCCCGCAGGCCAAATGCGACATACATCTCGAGGGTCTGCCCGAGGGTGTCCGGCAGGCTGCCCTTGAACTCCTCGGGGCCGCCCAGCGCGCCGATTGTCTCCCTGGTCGCGCCACCCAGGTACTCCTCGCCGATCTCCGAGAAGACGCCCCCGATGCCGTGCTTGCCGAAGAACTTGCGCCCCGCCTCGACCCCGTGCTTCGAGAAGAAGAACGCCAGTATGTCGTCGTGCAGGGCGTCGATCTTGGACACGAACGGGATGGCCGCGCCCGTCATCTCCGACCCGTACTCGATCAGCTCGTCCAGGATCGCGGTCGGCAGAACGTCCACGAGGGACTGCTCGCCGGCCATGACTTCAATAGTCAGAGCCCCAGCCGTCTCCCGGTCTAGCTGGAACCGGCGCTGGAACTGGAGCCGCCTGGCGTTGGCCATGACCCGGCCCCAGGGGGCCCGGGGGAGCTCGCTCACGATCCCGACCGCCACGCCCGAGGCTCCCGCCTTCATCAGCTTGCCGGCCGTTCTGCTGGCCGCGTTGTGCTCGAGGGCCGTCCCGATCTTCGACTGAGCCATCTTGGTCAGGGCCTTTTGGAGACCCTTCCCGGCGGCCGTCGTCATGGCCTTTTGGCCGATCAGCTTGGCGAGACCCAGGCCCGCGCCGAACTCCACGGCGAAGGTGGGCAGGTCGCCCGCGATCTCACCGACCCTGCCCCCGAAGCCGCGCTCCCGAGCGTGGTAGTCGAGGAACTGCTCGAGCATCTCACGCTGCTCGCCCGTGGCCGTGCCGCCGTTGAAGGCGTCGGCCGACCGGTACATATCAACCCAGCCGATGCCCTCACGCCCCGTGGCGAGGAACGGGACCCAGTCCCACAGGCCCTTGCGCTCGCCGAAGGTCGTCGTCGTGGCGGCCTCGAGGAAGCCGACTCGGTCGGCCCTCGCCTGGTCGACGGGCTCGCCCGCCAGGAAGCGGTCCAGGGGGTGGCCCCCGCCAGCGGGATCCTGTGTGGCCATCGCCGGGGCTGGCGATGCAGCCTCGGGCTGGGCAGCACCGAACCCGGAGAGGAATCGGTCGAGGGGGTGTGGATCCTGGGGCACCTAGCCGTCCTTGTGGTCCCTGGCTCGCTCGGGGTCCGGCGCGGGCCGCTCGTAGTGGAAGCGCAGCACGGGATCCTTGGGGTCCAGGCCGGCGTCCCGCAGCAGCCGCTCGTAGCCCTCTTTGCTCAGGGGGATGCCGAGCTCCTTGGCCCGCTTCTGCACCTGGCGGGACAGAAAGCGCCTGCCCGCCCAGCCGGTCTTCCCAGGCTGGACACGGTGGACCATGGCGGACAACTTCGACCAGTCCCGCTTCCTCTGGCTCGCCCTGTGCTTCTCCTGGCCGGCCGCCTTGTCAGCCTCCTTCTTCGCGGCCTTCTCGTGGTGCGCCCTCCGCTTCTCGAGCTGCTCGGCTACCGCAACCGAGTCCGGCTCTGCGCCATTCACGGCCAACTTTGCGGCCAGGTCAGACCTGGATGCCCCGCCCTCGCCCATCTGGATCAGCTCGTCGAGGACGCTATCGGGCAGCTTGCGGGTCTCCGAGAGCGGCGGCAGCTCGCCCGACTCGATCCCCTCTCGAATGCCCTGGAGCGTGGCCGCGGAGTCGGTCGGCGCGCCCTGGACAGCCGGGGACGGTGGGGCGCCGCCACCAGCTGCGGGCTGTTCCAAGGTCCCGCCGCCCGATCGATCCTGGAGCGCGCCCTGCAGGCCCGCAGGCCCGCCAACCGCAGAGGGCCCAGCCGCCAGCGGGTCCTGCCCGGGATCGCCCATCCCGGCACGCGCCCGACCCACCAAGCTATCCCCCACGCCAGCGCGCAGCTCGTGGTCCTGTGCCGCCCGAGCGAACGCCCGCATCGGCACCTCGCCGTTGCCGTACTGCTGGGCGAGCCGCGCGTACACCTCGGGGTTCGACTCCCGCATCTCGACCTGGCGCTTGACCCTGTTGGCGATGTTGGTCTTGGCGGCCTCGGCGATATTCGGATTTAGGTAGTAGCTCAGGCGGTCGATGAGGGCGTCGTAATCCTTGGGGATGATCTCGCCCGTGACCGGGTGCTTGATGGTGGTCACCGAGGAGTCGATGTCCGTCATCAGGTCGACGTAGTCCTCGTAGTTGTCATCGTCGGGCTTGGGGAGGGTGGCTCCATCGGCTGAGATCAGCTCATCCTGCCGGGCCTGGGCCCGCTCCCAGCCCCGTTGAGCCCGCTGCTCCACGAGGGCCTGGCGCTCCATCTCGTGCAGCTCGAGCGTGAGCTTGGCGAGGTTCTCCCGGCTCGGATCCTGCTTGGCCTGGAGCACGAGTTCCTCAATGCCGTCGGAGAGGGGGCCTCGGCCGCCCGAGCCCTCCGCAGCGCCGGTACCGCTGATGGACTCTGCGCGCCGGGCGAACTCCTCCCACTGACCCATGAGGTCCTTGAGCTCAGCCTCGTTCTGCCACTCCTCGAGCTTGTCGTTGAGGAACTCAGCCGGGATGTTGGGATCCTGGTTCCAGCGCTCCGCGGACGCCTGCTGCTCAGGTGTGAGCTGGGACGCGATCTCGGGGTTCATCCTCCCGTCCGCCGTGAAGAACTCCACGGAGACCGCCTCCCGCCCAAAGCCGCGCACCGCCGCGCCCTCCTCCGAGACCCGCTTGGCCTCCTGGAGGCGCAGCTGCATGATCTCGGCCTCCTCGCCGTAGAGGGACTGCTTGTGCTGGAACTCCGTCTCGCGGCGCTTGGCTTCCGCCTTGTTGGCGGCGAGGGACTGCTCCTCCTGCTCGATGCCGCGAGCGGCGGACAGCCCAACACCGACGGCGCCAAGCGTGCCCATTCCCGGCCCGGCGCCGCGCGTCTTCGGTCGATGGTCGAAGATCTGAGCCATGTGGTCGCCCTAGATGAAGTCGAAGATGCCCTCGAGGAAGCCGGAGATTTTGCCCCCGCCTTCCTTGTCGAGGAACCCGCCGATACCCGCGCCCCCCGCTGCCCCCGCCGCGCCGATCTGCCCGAACTGGAAGTTCTCCAGGAACGGGTCGAACTTGGTGCGCTGGCGGATGTTCGCCCGGTCGATGTACTGCTGGTAGATCTGGCTGCTGCGCGCCGCGTGCAGGGATGACCGCGCCCCAGCCAGCCCCTCCTCAAGCCCAGCCAGGTTGCGCTGCGTGTCGGCCCGTGCACCGCGCAGCCGTCCACTCAGGGCGGTTGTGCCCGTCAGGCCAGTCCCCAGGGCGTTGGCCGTCTCAGCCCCCAGGCCAGCCTTCTCGCGCGCCAGTAGTTCGGTGCGCATGGCCGGCCCAACGCTCTCGAGCTCGCCGAGCGCCTTCTCGTACTCCTCCTGCGAGAACTGCATCCCGGCCTTCTGGAAGCCGAGCATCCCCGCGATGGCGCTCGCCTGGGCGCCCATGGCGCCGCTCGTAAACGACTTCTCCTTGTTGGCACCGGCGATGCCGCCAATGATCCCCCCCAAGCCTCCAAGTAGTCCCATGGCGTTACTCGTGTGTGTGGTAGTCGCGCACCCCGTAGGTGAGCAGGATCTCGTGCACGGCGATGCCGAGCGGGTCAGTCCCGGTCGCCGCCTGCCGCGTCAGCTTCATCTTGAGGCTCAGGCTGCCCGGCAAGAGCGTCCCGGCGGGGATAGTGAACGGCACCCGCTGGTCGACATCGCGCAGGAGGGGGCTGGCCGGTAGGGCCTGGTCCACCACCTGCAAAGTCTTGTCCGCCGCGCGCGTCAAGGTCTCGCCCTTCGCCCAGGACCACAGCGCCAAGTCCCAACTCATCTTGAGCGCGGCCCCGGCCGTGTCTGAGCGCTCAACCACCCCCAGGTCGAGCAGCACCGGGCGGCCCAGGTCGATGTCCCCCGGGAACGGCCAAACCATGAAGAGGTACTCGCCCGTGGCAAATGCCTCGACCACCGACGCATAGACCGCGTTGCCGGCCGCGGCTGAGTTGTCGATGACAGTGGGGTTGTTCGCGTCCCCGTGGTGGCGCTTCACGAAGTCCAGGTGATCGGTGCGCGTGCGCGGCCTGTCTTGTAGCCGCAGGCTCACGCGACCGTTGGAGTCGAGCGAGAACTGAGCCGGGTCGAAGCGCTGGCCGAAGTCTAGCTCGCGCTGCGCCCCGCGGCGCCCGCGCGGGTCTTGTTCTGCCAGGCTTTCGGAGCGCGACATAGACCCCTCGATGCCTCTCCCCAGCAGGCGGTCTTGGCGGTCCCGCTTGGTGTCCTGGGCCATCAGCGCTTCCTCACTCGCCCGCGCCGGGCAACGCGCACCTGCAGGTCTTCGATCGAGCAGCTCTGCCCAACGCGGGTGTTCGATACGGAGATGAAGGCATTGGAGCCGCGGAAGCCTACCCCCTCGCCGTTGTTTCGGCCCGGTTGGAAGCTGCCGCGGGCCACCGGGAGACCGAGGCTGTCCGCCTGGTCGCTGATGTAGCAGCGATAGCCGGCCCCTTGGCGGTCGGAGGCCAGCACGGCCTCGATGTGGGTGAACGAATACTCGTGGCCCGTGTTGCCCTCGACGATCGGGCCGTAGACCACCTCGAACTGGATAGGAAGATCGGCGCTCGCGCCCTCGTCGCTCTTGGTGAGCTCGTTCCACTCTCGGATGCGGCCATCTTCTCCGCCGGCCATGATGACCCGGTCGCCCTGGGCATCGCCATCGAACAGGAATACGGCCGTCGGCTGCACCTCGGTCGACCCCGTCGTGCCGTAGCGATCGGGCCACCAGCCATCTTGTTTGGCGTCCCAGAACCAGTGGTCGAGGATCGTCCCGCCCGCCCCGAAGGGAAGCTGGAAGATGTGCAGGCCCTCGTCCCGGTAGTTCCAGACCATGCGGATGTAGGTCGTGGTGAGGTCGACGTCCTGCAGCCGGCGCTCGATGCGGTCGCGCGAGATGCGCACCGGCAGGGAGCCGCGCTGCATCATGTAGACGCCTCCGCGCGACCCGAAGAAGAACAGCCGCCCCCCGATGGGGTCGAGCGTCCAGGCCCGGCCGAAGGCGATCCCGGTCTCGAGGGAGATCTGGTCGAACTGGCCGCCGGCCAGCGGGTCTCCCGTCAGGCGCCAGATCGAGTTGTCGCCCCCGAACAGGCACAGGTCGTCGTCCCACGGGATGATCGCGTTGACGATGTCGGGCACGCGCCCGGCCTTGGCGTTGATCCCGCTGACGGCCTGGGTGAGCGAGGCAACCGGGGGGAAGTTGTCCCAGTTGTTGGCCAACCCGACGGCGCTCGAGTGCCAAAGCTGGGGGTCCTCGGGGTCGCGCCCGAGCATCAGGCGCCCGCGCCAGGTCTCGATGATCTTGCAGCGCGGAGGGATGCCGCCCGAGGTCTCCGAGAGCCAATCCGAAACGGCGTCGTCGTCCACCGAGTAGCGCTTGTACTGCTTGCCGTCCGCGAAGTATCGGAACAGGCCCAGGTTCGACGACTGGACGTAGCTCGCCGCGCTGTCCAGGGCAGCCACGCCCGTCCCGCCGGCAGGATCCGAGAAGGCGGTCGCGGTGAACTTCACGACATTGCCGCCGCTCACGCCCAGCTTGACGAGGGTGCGCATGGGCCCCGTGCCTTGGGTGACCTTGAGCATCCTCTGCTTGAAGAACGACGTAGACCCGGTGACCGATCCGCGCGTCCCGTAGAAGACGAACTCCACCTCCTCCGAGCTGCTGCCCTTGGGCTTGGCGTCCTGGGTGACGGCGACCGAGGTTCCGCCGTTGATCGCGTCCGCCAGGGCCTCGTTGAATCCGTTGAGGGCCGTGCCGTCAGTAGCCTTGAGGACGCTGACGATGTCGCCAGCCCCGGCGCTCGAGGTCTGCGGGGTGCACAGGTACAGGTGCCCGTCTGCGTCCGTTGCCAGGCGCATGAACTTGACCGTGTGCGGGCTGGCCAGGGGGTCGGTCAGGTTCGCCACCCAGGCGTTGGTGGCTGCCGTCGAGAAGGCCGTTCCCGTGTCCACGATGCGGCGCGCCTCCCCGCTGTCCGTGGCGTTGACCCCGCGCGGTCCGTAGGTGTAGACCGAGTATTCACCGTCGCTGTTCTTGGGTCCGAGCGCCACGCCGTACCCCAGGCCGCTGACGTTGTCGGTGGGCCCGGTGTCGTTGATGATGTCCCAGATGACGGTCGTGGGCGTGTCGCCGTTCGGGTTGATCTTGACGAGGAAGGTCTGGATAGTCGTGACGCCCGTGCCGTCGTCGCAGCCCGTGATGTAGACCACGCCATCATCCCTGATGGCCAGGCGCGTGCCAAAGCAGTCGGTAGCGGTGGCCGCGGTGAGGTCGACGCGGACGTCCAGGTCTTCGGATGGAGCCTGGAGCAGGTTGTAGTCGCGGTAGACCTTGAAATAGCTTGTGATCCCCGAGGATCCCGCGATCAGATCCGACTCGAGCGTGTAGACGGACCCCTGGTGGAAGCCCACCTCGTTGAAGGCGTGCCCTGAGTCGATCGACCAGGCCAGACGGTAGGTGCCGTCGATCCGGTTCTCGAACAGGTGCAGCCGGCAGTCGCTCACGGTGGCGGTGCCCGCGCCCCCCACCGCGATGGCGACGTTGCCGAACTCGTCGACCGCGATGGCCGCCACCTGGATCGCCCCGCTGCTTTCGGCCTCGGGAATCGGGATCTCGACGAGCAGCTCGCCGTCCTGGTTGTACTTGTGGACGCCCGTGGAGCGCTGGGCGACGTACAGGTCGCCAAAGTCGTCCATGCGCATGTCGACGCAGTCGGCGTCGGCGACCGTGCTCGAGGGACCGGGCAGCAGCTTGGCGAAGACGTTGCTGGGCCCGGAGCTCGCGGAGCTGTCGTCGTCCGCGTAGGTGAGCAGATCCTCGTCTTTGGTGATCCCGCCCAGGTCCCCCACCTTGTTCGACCCGTTCATGGTCGCGTCGGGGTCAACGTGCTTCTTCCACCCCGACCGCTTGGTGACCCTTCTCCGGCCCGTGACGGGGTCGAGCCCCCGGGCGTTCAGGGCCGTCCGTGTCGTCCACGGCTCCTGGTCCATGAAGGCGTTGTTGTCCGACACGCCCCCCAGGGGCGGCTTGATGTCGACGACGGTGGAGCGTCCCATTACGTCGGGTCCGCGACCTGCGAGGAGAGCGCGCTCGGGTAGGTGTTGGTGGGCGTGCGTTTGATGGACCCGCCGGTCATGCGGCCCCAAACCCTCTGGTTGCGCCCGTCTTGTTTGGCGGCCGACTTGAAGATGGGCCCGTCCTCCCATCTCTGGAGGCGTCCCTCGAGCCCCTCCTCGTCCTCGTCCTCCCAACCCAGGGCGAAGTGCCGGCAGAGCTGCATGAAGGCGCCGTTGCAGTAGCGCGGGATGGGCAGGGTTGTGGACGCCTGCGCGATACGCTTCCAGGTTCGCAGGTAGTAGATTCGGAAGACGTCCTCGGTGTTGTTGCCGAAGTCGGGGTGCACGTCGAGCACGGGGCGGGGCGGGGTGCCGACGAAGATGATGGCGGCGCGGTAAAACCCGGTGTCGTCCTCGCGGTCCCACTGGCCGCGCAGCTGGTTGATGACAAGCGGGTCGACCAGGCCAACGGAGTTGACTAATGAGGTCTTGCCCACGATCGAGTCGATGTGGGCGCAGTCGTCAGGCAGCTCGAGCGTAGGCGCGTGCAGGGTGCCCGCGATGTCGGCCCCGGCCAGGTCGCCGCCCGAGGTCGAGAGGGACTCCGCCAGGACGATGGCCGAGCTCGAGGTCTTGGACGCCACCTCGATCTGCTTGAGGATGACGCCAGCCCCGCCCGAGAACAGCAGCGTATCCCCGCCTACGAAGGCGTAGTCGGCGAAGGGCGTCCCTGCCGCGGACGTGAAGGTCTTGGTCGACTCGGTCCAGTTGCCGTCGGTTAGATCGACGTTCCCGCGCGCAGCCAGAAAAGCGTTGGCGCCGCGCAGCCAGCGCCAGCTGCGGGTGTTGACCAGGTGCTCGCCGGCCATGTTGATGACGTCCAACGGGTCGAGCGACAACTTCTTGAGCCGCGTCGAGTGCAGGAGGTGGTCGACGGCCTTTTGGGCCGGGACGTTATTGGTGGTGACCATGGGCTCCTTCGATGCGGGGGCTGGGAGGGGCCCAGCAAGGACCCCTCCCGTCAGACGTCAGGGGAACTTAGGTGAAGACCGTGTTCACGAAGGTCCCGAGCAGGGTGCCCGCCAAGAAGATATCGGCGAGCGTTGGGGCCGTTGGCGTCGTCATGACCTCGCGGGCCTGGGCGACCAGCAGATCATCCGAGGCATGGTCCGCCCGGAAACTGCCATCAGTTTCCAGCCCCAGGAAGTCGCCAATTGCAACGCTGTCGGTGTCGTCCTGGACGAGAGCCTTGCCGAAGCCGAAGTAGATGATGTCCGCCAGGGCGTTGTCGGCGGGAATGCCGGCCGTACCCAGGCGGCCACCGTTGAAGCCGATGATGGTGAAGGCGTCGATGCCAAGCGTGGAGTCCTGCGTCGGAGCCACAACGTTGTTCCACTGAGAAGTGTTGTCTCCATCAGTAGCGTCGGTCGAGCCGGGCGTCAGGTCATCGACGTCGGTGCCAAGCAGCGTGTCGAAGATCACCGCCTCTCCGAGGAGAAGGGTCGCCCCGGTGCGGTTCGTCGCATCGACGCGGTGGGTGACGGGGAATAGCCCGTCGCCAGGCCCTCCAGTCGGGTGGAAAAGCCAAGTCATGAGATCACCTCCTTTCTAGGCGTAGTAGAGGTCGACGGACGGGGAAACGATGCCCTGGCGGCGCCGCGACGTGCAGATCACGTTGTACCAGGTGGCCACGGGGCAGACCCACGTGTCCGGCACGTTGTGGTGCTTGGTGACTTCACCCTTCGTGAAATACTTGTTGCGATGCAGCACGGGGAACATGTAGTTCCCGTTGCACCAATAGAATCGGGGGCCCTTGATCGTGGCGGCCGACTCAGTGGTGTTGCCCGAAGCCCCGTCGTCGTAGAGGTTCGCGGTCTCGAGCGTCGAAACTCGAGTAACCGGGATCTTCTCGTAGGCGGGGTTCGGATAGGCGGCGTCTTGGGCGCCGATGGCGTAGTACGAAGACCCAGCACGCAGCAACACGCGGACGGCCTTCTTGCCGACCTTCGAGGTCAGGATCATCTGCTTGTTCAGCTGGGGATCCTCGAAATACTGCTTGTGCATCGGCGGGATCTCGAACTTCACGTCCTCGATCATCTCGTCGAAGATGCCGAGAATGTTGTCGTCCGCCCCCTGCACCTTGGAGGAGTACGTCGCCTGCTGCGGGGTGAAGCGGCCGTTGGCGTATGAGGCCGTGGGGTCGATTCCCTCCACCAGCGTCCACGTCCCAGCCGACTGCCGCGCGAACAGGCCATCGGTGTCCTCGTTGATGAAGGCCGGGATGGAGTAGGGCTCGGTGAACCCTTCGCCCTCGCCCTCCATCTTCGACTTGTCCGGCTCGGCCCACAGGAGATCCTCGAGGAGCTCCCACTTGGCCGACCACATCAACATTTCCTTCTCGTTGCGGATGTCGACGTACTGCTGGAAACGGGTGTCCTCGTCGCCGTACTGGATCTTGTCGTTGAGAATGATCTCCTGCTCGGTCCACGACATGTGGACCATCGTGTAGCGCCAGTTGGCAAGGATCTTGCGCAAGCGCTGCGGGTTCTTCCAGTCGTGCGACTGTCCCGGCTGATAGGTCTCGCCGGTCTGGTTGTGCTGGAAGACGACCGACTCTCGGATGTCCGCGCCGCCCTGGATAATCTGGACGCCGTTGTGTTCACCCTGGATCATCGTTCCAAAGTGATTCGTGTTCCGGAGAGACTCGTTCGTGAGGGTCTTGGGCCCCGTGATGTAGTTGGGACCCGTGCCTTCCTGGAAGTCGTTGAACTCCGGTAGGGGGTTGCCGGCCACTGGTGGGCCTCCTTAGGGAATGGGTTGCTGCTCGTGGCAGCCGGGCATCACCCCACGGCCCACTGTTTCTTCCGGTGGTGCTTGCGGATGGCGTCGTAGATGCGCCTGTCCTCGCCCGCCTTGGTCGGCGGCGTGGGCTGGGCGTTTCGGCCTCCCGTTTCAACACTACCGGCAGCGCGCTCCTGGAGTTCCTCCTCAGCTGCCAGCCGTGCGGCCGACACCTCGTTCCCACCGTGATCCTCGAGACCGTTGACCGCTGCAGCCGCGGCCATCAGTTCCGGCATCCACTCCTCGATAGACCGGCCCGATCCGCCGAAGCGGGGGCTGTCCTCGAGGCGTTCCATGTCGGAGAGCACAGTCCGGAACGTTTTGTCGTCCGCGAGCTGGCCAAACCGCTTGGCCAGCTCATCCCTGGACCTGTCGACGCATCGCACGGTCCTCTTGGACTGCTCGGCCTTGGCACTCTCTTGGTGCTGGTCGATCTGGTCCTGGAGAGGCTTCAAGCGAAGCAGAATCAGCTTGTCCAGAGCGGCGCGCCCTTCATCCGTGAGGGAGTCCTCCTTAGCCAGGGTTGCGTTGGCCTCGGCTAGCTGCTCCGCGGCGGTGGGCCCCGGGGGCTCCGCGGGAGTAGCGGCCTTGGTACGCAGGGCTTCGAGGTCTCTCTCGGCATTAGCGGCGCGCGAGAACACCCCATCTACGTTCGCTTCGCGCAACCGACGTTCTTCCGCCCAGGATTGGACGTCCTCGTCGGCCATGTCTGCGAACACGGATGCGGGAGACCCGGTCTTGAGGCGCAGGAACTCCTCCGCGGCTTTACGCGCGGGGGTGGGCTCCTGGCTCTTGGCCGGGGTTTCCGCCGGGTCAGCCGGTGTGGCCGCCTCGACGTTGGTGGGGGTGGGGTGCGCCGACTCGGGCTGACTCCCGGCGTCTACTTGCTGACTCGGTGTGATGGAGTCGTCGCGGCGCGGCGCACCCGCGTACTTGGATCGAACGCGGTCGAAGACCGCCCGGTCACTCTTGAGGCGATCGGGGGAGCTGACGTCGTTGGGAGATTCGAGCATGGCTATCTGTCCACAAACATGCGGCCGGTTTCGGGAGTGCCGGGCTGGGAGAGGTCCGCCGCAGAGAGCAGCTCGCCGGCATGGTTGGCGCGCGAGTGGGCCTCGTCTCGCTCGGACTTGTTGGCGAAGAGCGGCCGACCCTTCTTGTCGTGGTTCCGGGCGAAGGGCCAGTTGCGGCCTAGCCCGCGATCTCCGATCGGAGACCCATCGGGATACTTCTGGTCGCCGTTGTCGTACTTGGGCTTTTGGACGATGGGGGCCGCGTAGACGCGGCGCAGCGTGCGCCCCTCCATCTCAAGCTTCGTGTCCGGCGCCTCGCTCATGGACCGCTCGAGCGTGAACCGCTCGCCCGTCTCGACGTCCTGGTAGAGGTAGACGGTCATACGGCGGCCCCCTCCGTCTGGCGCCCAAGGTTACGCGAGGGCTGGGAGCGCTTCGGCTCAGCGTGGTTGAGGCCGTTGATGCCGCTGTTGGTCTTGCGCGGGCCGGCCATGTCCGCAGCCAGGCGCGGCTGCGGCGTCACGGAGTTGCCCGACGGCTGGACGCTGCCGATGTTCGCCATCTTGCGGGCCAACTTGCGCGCGACCTCCATGTCGAACAGCCTTCCGTAGTTCTCGATGCCGCGCAGCTCTCCGCGCAGCGCCAGGTACTCCTCGAAGCGCACATGCTGCATGCGAGGGTCGCTCATCATCGGGCCGAGCTGCAGGACCAGGAAGTCGAGCTCCTGGGCGAGCGCCATCTGCTGCTGCTCGCTGGTGCGCTCCATCGAATAGAGTTCGATCTCGTAGTCGAGGTCGTCGAAGTCGTCAAAGCGCTGCCCCTCGCCAAGGCCGGGCGCGAACCAGACCTCCTCCATGGGCTGCCCGAACTCGTCCAGCATGGCCGCTGCCGCGTCGGCGCCGAGGGCGAAGGGCTTGATGGTGTTGTCGAACTCGAGGTACCAGGCGACCGTGCGCAGATTGCGCGCCAGGAAGGCCCGGAACTTATCCAGGTGGTGCGAGACGCGGACCCCGCCGCCCTGCATGGCCGCCTGGACCTCGGTGGCCGTGGCCCCCCCTTGGACATTACCGCGCATCGCGTCAGGCAGGCCCGTGTTGCGATCGAGCGACTGCCGGGCGCGCTCCTCTGCCGCGAGGAACTGCTGCGTGAGGCCGCCGAGCTCGAGCTGCACCACGTTGCGCGTCAGATCATCGACGTTGGTGGTGTATACGAAGCCGTGTTGGCCCTCGGCGATGATCGTCTCGAGATCGGGGTCGCCGTTGGAGACGAGCGCGAACCTCTTGTAGTCCTCGATGGAGCTCTGGATGGCCCTGGCGATGGCGTTCAGGTGATCGGCCTGGGCCGAGGTCGCTCCGATGGGGGAGAGCGGCGTGGCGTCGTCCGGCACGATGTACGCGCCGCAGTAGTTGTACGGGCCCGAGCGCGGCCCGAAGTAGGGGATGGGCTTGCGAAGCCAACGAGCGGCGTCCTTGTGACTGCCGCCGTAGGCCGACCCGATCCCGAGTGTGAGCAGCGCGCCGTTGTAGCCTTGGTCGGGGCCCTTCTTGGGGTCGGGCTGGTACTCGGGCACCCAGAAGACCTCATAGCCCACCTCGTCACGGACCAGGTGATCCACGACGTCGATGGGGCCCCCGTCGCTTGTCCCGCGCGCCTCCTTTAGGCCGACGTCGGTGGGCAGATTCGCGATCTCCTCGGTGTCCCAGCCCTCGCGCGGATTCGCCTTGGCGCGGCGCATTAGGTCTTCCTTGTCCTCCACGACGCCATGTGAGCGCCAGCGCTGGTCCTCGAACTCGAGCGCCAGGGGGTCCGTCAGGAAGCGGTTGGGCGAGACGCGCCGCATGGACGGCATGCGCACCGGGTCGCCTGTTTCGCTGAGCCCGGGCATGGGCCTGGGAAAGACCGCGGAGACGCAGTATTTGAGCCCGTAGTCGACAGCCAGCTTCTCGTTGGTGGCGCGCATGTCGGTCATGCGGACCCAGCGATTGAGCGCGTACTGGTTGGCCAGGGCCCCTTTACGAGCAGCTCCCGCGC